CCACGCGGCTCTTCTACCACCTGACCACGGACATGCTGCGGTTCCGCGAAGACCTCACGATCAAGTACCCGGGCAAGGACTGGCTGAACTTCAACGACACCAAGATCGGCAAGGAATACTTCACGCTACGCCTGGAGCAGGCCGGCGTCTCCTGCTACGACTTCGGCCCCGATGGACGCACGCCGCGGCAGACCCCTCGCCCGGTGATCCACTTGAAGGACGCCATCCTGCCGTGGATCACGTTCCAGCAGCCCGAGTTCATCCGGGTGCTGAACTGGCTCAAGGCGCAGACGATCACCGAGACCAAGGGCGTCTTCACGGATCTCACGGCCACGGTCGACGGGTTCACGTTCGTCTTCGGTCTGGGTGGCATCCACGGCTCGCTGGAGAACGTGGTGGTGGAGTCTGACGACGAGCACGTCATCATCGACCTCGACGTCACCAGCTACTACCCGAACCTGGCCATCACCAACGAGTTCCACCCGGCGCACCTGGGCAAGGACTTCGTGGCCATCTACAGCAACCTGTTCGAGCAGCGCAAGCAGTACCCCAAGAAGAGCAGCGAGAGCGCCATGCTCAAGCTGGCCCTGAACGGCGTGTACGGCGACAGCAACAACAAGTTCAGCGTGTTCTACGACCCGCTGTTCACCATGAGCATCACGCTGAATGGGCAACTGCTGCTGTGCCTGCTGGCCGAGCGCCTGATGGAGATCGGCGGCCTGTCGCTGGTGCAGATCAACACCGACGGCGTCACGGTTCGCGTACCCCGCGCCAACATGTACTTTGTGGACAAGACGTGCGCATGGTGGATGCACATGACCGGGTTGAACCTGGAGCAGGTGCGCTACCGGCGCATGTACCTGCGCGACGTGAACAACTATATCGGGCAGTACGAGGACGGCACCGTCAAGCGCAAGGGCGCCTACGAGTGGAAGACCGGCTGGCACCAGAACGCTGGCGGCCTGGTGATCTCCAAGGTGGCCGAGAAGGTGCTGGTGGACGGCGCACCGATCCGCGAGACGGTGGAGAACTGGCCGCACCTGCACGACTTCATGCTGCGCATCAAGGTGCCGCGCTCCAGCTACCTGCAGTGGGGTGACCACCAGGCGCAGAACACCACCCGGTACTACGTGGCCAAGGGCGGCAAGCCGCTGATCAAGTGGATGCCGCCGCTCAAGGGCAAGACCGACTGGCGCAAGTTCGCCGTGGAGAGTGGGTGGAACGTGCAGGTGTGCAACGACATCAAGGACGTTGGGCTGCCTGTGGACTTTGACTATTACGTACAGGAGATCGAGAAACTATGCCTGGCTTTAGCGTGAACCAAGTGCAACACGGTGGCGATCACTACAAGAAGCAAGTGATCCAGTCGTGGGACTACATTGCTGCGAACAACCTCGGTTACTTCGAGGGTAACGTGGTGAAGTACGTCTCGCGGTGGAAGGACAAAGGTGGTGTCGAGGACTTGCGAAAGGCTCGGCACTACATCGACAAGTTGATCGAGTTGAACATCAGCAGCATCGAGCCGCACGGGTACTGACATGCTTGAAAAGAACATCGAAGCGAAGGTCTGTGGCTACGCCCGTGAGCGCGGGCTGCTGGCCTACAAGTTCACATCGCCAGCGCACGCCGCGGTGCCTGACCGGCTGTTCGTGCTGCCCAACGGGCGCATGTTCTTCTGCGAGTTCAAGCGCCAGGGCCAGAAGCCCACGCCGCCCCAGGAGCGCGAGCATCACCGGCTGAGGCAGCACAAGGTCAGCGTGTTCGTCATTGACAACGTGGACGCTGGGCTGCGCATGGTCGACGAGATGTTGATGACATGCTGACACCCAACCTCCTCCACGACTACCAAAAGAAGGCGGTCAACTTCCAGTCCACCCACGTCAATTCGATGATGTGGCTGGACATGGGGCTGGGCAAGACCATCGTCACGCTCACCACCATCGCGCACCTGATCAAGACGCGGTTTCTGCGGGGCGTGATCATCATCGCCCCCATCCGCGTGATCCGTCTGGTGTGGCGCCAGGAGGCCGCGAAGTGGGAGCACACCAAGCACCTGCGCTTCAGCATGGTCACCGGCACGCGGGACCAGCGCACCCGGGCGCTGATGCGCGAGGCTGACGTGTACCTGATGAACTACGACAACCTCAAGTGGCTCGGTGAGACGCTGCACACCTACTACGTGAGCAAGGACAAGCCGCTGCCGTTCAACGGTGTGGTGTGGGACGAGATCAGCAAGATGAAGAACAGCGCCACGGACCGCGTGCGAGCGGTCAAGCGCATCCTGGACAAGTTTGACTGGACCACCGGCCTGACCGGCACCCCAGCCTCCAACGGCTACAAGGATCTGCACGGGCAGTACCTGGTGGTGGACAAGGGGCAGCGCCTAGGCACCAGCAAGACCGCGTTCAAGACCCGGTTCTACAAGAAGGCCGGCCCCTACAAGGAAGTGCCCTACGACGACACCGAGACGGTCATCAAGACCCTCATCGGCGACATCACGCTGGAGATGAGCGCCGAGGACTACAACCCGCTGCCCGACCTCATCGTCAACAACATCGAGGTGGAGATGCCGCCCGAGTTGCGGGCCAAGTATGACCAGATGGAGCGCGAGTTCTTCACCGTGCTCGACAGCGGCAAGGAGATTGAGGTGTTCAACTCGGCCGCACTGACCAACAAGTGCCTGCAGTTCAGCAACGGCGCGGTGTACCCCATCGCAGGCATGCCGCTGTGGGAGCCGGTGCATGAGTTGAAGCTTGACGCGCTCGACGAGATCCTTGACGAGGCTCAGGGCTCGCCTGTGCTGTGCGCCTACGCTTACCGCTCAGACGCAGAGCGGATCATGGAGCGGTTCAAGGCGCTGCGGCCGATCAACCTGACCGAGTGCAAGACAGAGCGCGAGTTGAACAACGCGATGGAGCGGTGGAAGAGCGGTGACTGCCCTCTGATGATCGGCCACCCGGCGAGCATGGGCCACGGCATCGACGGGCTGCAGCACAAGGGGCGCACGCTGGTGTGGTTCGGGCTGAACTGGAGCCTTGACCTGTACGACCAGTTCAACGCCCGGGTGCGCCGGCAGGGTCAGGGTGCCCCGGTGGTGTGCCATCGCATCCTATGCCAGGACACCCTCGACCAGGCGCAGGCTCTGGCGCTGGACGAGAAGGCGACTACGCAGGCCGGTCTGCGCAGCGCGGTGAAGGAATACCGGAAGCAAAAAGGAGTGTGAGGCATGACCACACAACCCGAAGCCCTGCGGCTGGCGGATGAACTTGAAATGAACTGTCACGCTGGTACGCAACAATGTGCCGCCGCCGAACTGCGCCGCCTGCATGCGGTGAATCAGGAACTGCTGGAGGCGCTGAAACACTACGCCGACACATATTGCGAAGGCTGGTGCAAAGAAAGCTGTGGATCATTTGACGACTGCGGGGGCTGCAAAGCCCGCGCCGCCATCGCCAAAGCAGAGGCGGCGGCATGACAGTCAAGATCACCAGTGATCGGGCTGCAGCCGTGGATCAGGACTACTTCTGGCGCCCGCTGCACACATGCCCGCTGTCCGCGAAAGTCCAACTGCTGACCCAGGGCGGCGTGGCCGTCTACGGGCAGTACCAGCCCGGTGTTGGCGGGTATCTCGGCTGGGCACCGCTGCCCAAGAAACCGGAGTGGATGAGATGAGTGACCTGAGAACCGCCGCCCAGCAGGCGCTGGAGGCGTTGCAGAACTGCGCGAATGGCGAGGACGATGTGCTTCTTACGAGGGATGCGCTTGCCGACCTCAGGGCCGCGCTGTATCAGCCCACCGAATGCCACTGGTACCAAGACGGCGACGAGGATTCCGACAAGTGGGCCGCGTCGTGCGGCAGGCATCGCTATTTCCAACTGAACGACGGCACCCCGACCGACAACCGCATGACGCACTGCTGCTACTGCGGCAAGCCGCTGGTCGAGGTGCCCATTGAACCGGAGGACGACCATGAGTGACCTTCGTACCGCCGCCCAGCAGGCGTTGGAGGCGTTGGAGTTCATGGCAGACGAATGGGGCTTCACGCAAAAGGCAAATCGCCCTGAACGATGGCAAGCAATTGACGCTCTCCGCGCCGCGCTTGCGGAGGAGGCACTGCAACGGCTGACTGATGTGCATCAGGAGATTGAGGCCGCGCTGAAGGAGCGCAACGCATGAACCCCAGCTTCGCCAACATCCGCGACGTGCTTCCCTATGAAATGTCCCACTTGCAAGGCATGGACGGAAGTCCTACAAACCAGGCAGCGAGAAGGCTACACCTATCGGAGGTACGAATGCGCGAACAATCACCGCTTCAGCACACGCGAGTCCCCAACGGCTGCGACCAGCAAGGCCGACACCCCCAAGCCGCCGAATGCTGCACTGAACTCGGCTGCGAAGAGCCCGACTTCTACGGCCCCGAGTACTGGAAAGAAGAGGCCGCGGGTCTGATCTTGTTCGCCGCGGCTCTTGTGGCCATCATGGGCACGCTGGCCCTGTTCTTTGCAGGCTAGTACGACCAGATCGACGGCGTGGAGCGTAAGTCCAGATGGATAAATCGCCCCGATCCCTTCTGCTGCACGCCGATGCCGGTGAAGCCTAGGTGCATGGCTAGGCGCAGCAGTTCATGGGCGTCAGCGCCCTGCACGCCGACATCGCAAGCTAGGCCAGTCGAGTGCATCCCCGGCTCGGTTTTGGCCTTCTCGATGGGGTGGTCAGGGCAGCGGTAGCCCGAGGTGATGCTCATGGGGCGCTTGTAGACGTCTCGCAGCGCCTGCAGACGCCCCATGAACTCGGGCTTCATCTCCTGCTTGCCGCAGTGGCGGCAACGGAACTCGGCAGCCGTGAAGCTGGGGTAATCCGACCACTTCACGGTTGTTTGCGCTTGTCGTAGACCGACCAACCCACACCGGCCAGCGCAGCGCCACCGCCGATGATGGCATCCATGACGTCGCTGCCGATGCCGTACTTGACAGCGAAGCCGCCGGCCAGCGCGGTCAAAAGGTGGCGTACTAGCGCTTGAATGATCATTGCGTTCATGTCAGTCCTTTCAGGATTTGTCTGCCTTGGCGTCGAGTTTGGCGAAGATCTGACGGCAGATGTCCTTGATCTCGCCAATGTCCCGATGGTAGTCGTCCTTGGTGACGTAGTGCAACGGCATCTGCCGCACGTCCTTGTCCAGTATCCGAATCGTCTGGTAGATGTTGTTGAGCACCCACCCGCCGAGGAACCCGGCGATGGAGACGGCGACGTTGAAAAGGGATTGCGTGTCCATCATCGTGCAAGGGCGTTGTAGTTTGCCGGTTCCGCTCGGGGCGCGATCTCGACCCCGGCACCTATTGTTGCTGCGCGACCAAACTGTGGCAACAGTTGGTTAGTTGCCGCACGATCGGCCTGCAGACGGATGGCCTTGGAAATTGAATCGGCGGCCATCGCAGGGTTGGTGAGTTCGCGTGCAATCTCCAGCGCGATCTTGTCGTCCATCCGCAGCGCCAACCGCTTGTAGACGTTGTTGAAGATCGTGATGGGCACCAGCAGGAAGTTGGGCAATGGAAGGCCCAACTCCTTGCCTGTCTCTGTGCCCAACCCCTTGACCTTGACTTCAGACTGCGCGCCGGCTTGGACAAGGCGCTGGAACTCGGCCTCTCGCAACAGGTCTTCCTTGACGGCGCCGACGTGCGTCTTTTGCTGAGGCGTCAAGCCTTGCGTAAGCTCATCGATACGCTTTTGCACTGCCATCGCGTTTGCGCCAGGCGGTAGCGGAGGCGCAAGTTTGTTGCCGCTGGCTTCAGCAAGTTCTTGGATCTTGGCCAGTCGAGCAGCGTCCTTGGCAACAACATCGAGGCGTTGCGAGACGTTCACACCCGCCTCATCAAGAATGCGCAACGGGTCTGCGTACTTCTTGACAAACCTGGCGTGCGCCTCGGGCGTCACGCGGCCAGCAGCGTCTGTAACTTCGCGGCGGTACAGATCTTCAATGCCCGAGCGTGCCACCTTCAACGCATCGGCGTTCTTACCGAACATCGTGACAAACTGCTGAGCCTCACGCTCGCCCTTGGGCTGAAAGTACGTCTTGACGACATCGTCCGGGTTCAGTTTGGGCTCGTTGAGCGCCGTTTGCTTGAACAGGTTGGCATTGACGCCGGTCTTGAACCGAGGTGCGTACTGCGTGCGGTATGTATCCAACGCCTGGCGGTACAGACCCTTGGCCTCATCTGACAGCGTGGCGCTGCCTTCTATCGCCTCATCGATCGACTTGTGCAGCTTGCCCAAGTTGCGCAGCGTTGTGGCTGCTGCCGGGTCGTTTGACCGTGCGGCGGCAGCGATGTCGGCGTTGATGGCCTTGCGCACGTCGTCAAGCTGCGCCAACGTCACTTCAGGCGCTTCGGCAGGAGGCGTCGGGGCTTTCAGTTTGGACGACACGACGCCAGCGCCAACCGGCTTGGCGGCGGGGGCTTTCGGCTGCAGCGACAGCAACTTGCCAACCGTTTCTGGTGCAGTGCTGGGATCAAACGTAGACAGTTTGCGCTTCAGAATCGACTCGGCTTCTTTGACGACGTTGCTGACGTCGATCTTGTCGTCACCAGCCGCCGCAAACGCTTTGGTGTATGCCGGTTCGACCACCTGTTTCTTGACGGCTTCCTTCTCAGCCTCAGCAGCAGCCAACAACGTTTCGCCAGCTTCGCGCTGGCTTACGGTGGTCAGGCCGCGGTCGATCTTGGCCTTGGCTTTGGCGGCTGCCGCCTGGAACTTGGCGTCTGCCCGACTCTGCTGCGCCAGCCGAGCCTGGTTGGTCTGCGCAGCCATCGCGGCGTAATCCGATGCCATCGCAGGCACCTTCGACGCTTGCGACTGCAGCGCCGAGAACCGCACGCTTCCCGCAGGCGCGGCTATCTCGCCAGCAGTCGGCGCCGCGCCCGGTACAGCAGACGGCTTGCCGCGCAGCGCGGCGATGATGTCGTCACCCTTGTTGTCAAGCGCTTGTAAGTAGGTGTCGAATTTGATGTTCTTGATCTTGCTGACGTACTCGCCAGCCTTGGCCACGGCAGGGCCAACGATGCCGCGGCCAATACCTTCCATCACGGATCCAACCGCAACGTCTTTGGCGCCGCCGCCTACCGCCTCAAGCGCGGTGCGTGGGCCTTGACGGTAGCCAAGCGCCGTCTCCAACACGTCCAAACCCGTCTTCGCGGCGCCGTAGCCAAGACCCGCGCCACCAACAGCACCCACTGGACCCAACGGAGTCCCTAGCGCCGCGCCGCCAACTCCGCCCAGCGCCTCGACCGTGGGCCGCACGAACTCAATCGCACGACGCCCAAACGGAACTTCTGACGGTTGAGCGGGTTGCGTTGGCTGAGTGACGGCACGCAACCGACGAATTTCGTCAGCAAACGCTTTTGCGTCTGCGGTGTTGCCAGCCGCATCTGCCTTTACAAGCGCCGCGCTAAGTTGTTCGATGGTGGCCATAGTTACTTGTACTTGTCAAGCAAAGTATCGATGTTTGGCCTTGCGGCTGGCGCTGCCCCGGCAGGCGTCACAGCCCCACCGGACTTGCGCCCCTTGGGCTGCGTTGACTTTGGCGGCGGTAGATCTTTGAACTGTGGGAACCGTTCAAAGTCTTCACCGAACTGGCGTGAATACTCATCGCGCATTCGTTCCATCGCGCCCAATGCCTGCGCCTCGACAAGATCAATTTGCTCCAGTAAAGGCCCAGTACCTTTAACGGGCTCAATAGCTGCAATTTGGTCTGCAAGAATCTTCCATTCTTGATTGGCGATAGATCCAATCGCGCCTGTTGCCGCAGCTTGCGCTTTACCAAGTGCAGTGATCTTGCCTTTCAGGTTAGCCAGTCGAGTTTCTGCTTGTGCCGCCTCACCTTCAGGGAACGAGGGCAACATGGTGCCCGAGTAACCCGTTGCTCTTGACAACCCGGGCGCACTTTTAACTGCAGCAATCGAGTCCAGCACGTCCTGTGTGGTTTGCAGTGCAGATGAAGCCGACTTGAACTCCTTGCCCAGTTTGTCGCGCCGCGCCGCCTCTTGCGCAGCGGTGAGCGGCTTGGCGGCGGGCTCCTTGGCAGGCGCTGCTGCCCCACGCTCTTGCGTAGCCGCAATAGCCGCTGCAGGGGGCGTGATGAACTGCCGCGTCTCGCGGTCAAACACCAACTTGCCGACCGGCACAAGTCGGTCAGATAGTTTTGGTAACTGATCCTTCGGCAACAACTTCAACAGCCGTTCGCCGCGCTCGCGCACGGCCTTGACGTCGCTGCCGGCCATCTCGTTGATTTCAGCGCGTGTCAAGCCGCCAACCATAGGCTCAGCAGCGGGGCGCACGGCCAGAGCGTTAGCCGGCGCAGGCGTAGCTACGCCGATGTCGAACGGCGTGCCGGCCAGCATGTTGGTGGGTGCGGCAGGCGCTGCGGGCAACGCGGCGGCGGGCTGGCGCATCATGGACGGCGCAGGGCCACGGATGCGGCTCATCTCAGCAGCTTCACGGGCCTCTTCGTCCAGCGCCCGCATGCCCTCGGTGGCCAGTTTGATCAGCGAGTCTTCGCCGGTCTGCATGCCGAACTGCAGCACTTGGCCGAGCGTGGGGCGGTCGAGTTTGTAGCCACCCTCGGCCATCTTGGCGCTGAGCCCCGCCAAGAACTCTTGCCTCTCGGCGGCCTGCGCAGCCTTGGCCGTGCGCTCTTGGGTCAGCGCCTGCCGGTCCTGCATCATGGCCAGACGCTCGGCACGCTGCGCGGCCATGTTCTCCATCTGCGACTGGCGCAGCATGTTCTGCTCGACCTCGCGCTGCACGTCCTGCTGGCCTTGGAAGAACGCCGACGCCGGCTGCGCCGGCTGGAGAAGTCCGAAGTTGACTGCCATGTTGGCTCCTTAACGCGGGCCTGTAAAGTCAGGGTAATACCCGCTGCCACCACCGCCACCGCTCGGGTAGATGTCGCGTGACTCAACCGGCGCGTAGTTCGGCGTCTGCGGCTGGCCGTAGTACCGACCGGCCAGATAGCCCAACTGGTTCAGGCCGCCCGCGTAGGCTGACCCACGCGCCAGCGCGGCGTTGGCCGCCGTGTTGCCTTGACCCAACATCATGTTGCCGACGTTGGTGGCGTAGGTCTGGCCCAGACCGCTCATCACGCCTGCGGCGCGGGGGCCGACGTCAGCCAGGCCGGCCAGACGGTTGTACGCTGCGCCGAACTCCTGCGATCCGAGGTCTTGGCCGTACCGCTGCGCGGCCTTCAACGCACCACCTGAGATCAGTCCACCACGCGCCGCGGCCTGGCGGTCCAGCGCCTTCAGACCCTCGCTCAGACGGAACTGGTAGCCGGGATCCATCTGCAAAAAGTTCTGCGCCTCGGGGCCGCCACGCTGCACCGCCGCCAGACGGTTGAAGAACTCGGTGCCGGTCTGCAGGAACGGCTGCTGACGAGCGATGTTCTCCTCGTACATCTGCTGCTGCAGCGCAGTGGCCTTGTCTGCAGATTCCGCAGACGTCCGCGCGGCTGACTTGGCAGCGTCGCCCGACATTTTGGCGCCGATCAACGTCGCGGCGGCAGGGATCAGAAATTGAAACATGGCGTGATCCTTACGATGTCACCTCGCGCCCGGAAGCGCGGATGTTGATGGTGTTTGCCGCGCTGGCGATTGTAGAGATGAACCCGCCAGGCGCAAGCACTTGGCCGACGATCTCGGGGAACGTGTACGTCTCGCCGGCCTGCAACGACTTCGTCTTGACGATCAAGTTTGCATTGGCGGCAGAGTCCGACACCGTGACCAAGTTGACGCTGATCGTCGCCGCCGACGCGCCGTAATTTGTTGCGGTGAACTTGTCGATGATCGCCGTCACACCTGTGGCGGTGTACTGCGTGAACTGGATGTTTTCGGCGTTCTTGGGAAAGACAAGAACTTTGACGGTGACGGTCATGTTGACTCCTTAAGGGAAGCACTCGACATTGCACACCACGGACGAGTTGCCTGTGGTGACGTTTACGGTGAAGCCATCAATGTCGTAGGACTGCATCTGCGCTCGCGCCACTTGTACGCCGCCGCTGTCTTTGATGTTGATGATGCCAGTGTCATTGCCGCCGCGTCGGCCTGAACCGTCCACGGAACTGAAAATGGCAGTACCTGCCGCACCATCGTGGACGCCTATGCTAGTGTACGCTTGAGTCGTTGAAGCCAACGCCGCAGTAATGCGAATGCCGCGCGGACGAAATCCGACCCCCGTAATCGCTTGCGCGCCAGCGCCAGCGTTCAACGTGAACTGAACGTACTTGAACGGCGGCAGCAGAGTACCGCTGCTGTCGTAGTTGTTCAACGTGTAGCAGCCCGTACCGAATCGCGCCGCCGTCAGGTTGTAGTACGTCGCCGTCTTCTGCTCGGTGAAGTCGTTGTTGTAGATGGCGACGTTGGTGCATGCTGCGCCAGTCCCGCCGAATCCGACAGCAGCGTACTGAGTCTTCGTGCCTTGGCGGTCGCCAATCCGGTTGCCGTGAATCTGGATGTGATCCGGCTGATTCGGCGCTGCGACAGTACCAATGATGGTGATGCCGTTTGCAAATGGGTAATATGCAGGTTCTTGACCGTTGTTGAATATGAGGTTGTCAGCGATGGTGACGTTTTGAACGTCGGTCAGCGCAATACCTTCTGCAGCGCATGAATCGATGGTGTTGCCAGCAATGATGGTGTACGGAGAACCGCACTCGATTCCAGACGCGGAAATGTTTGACCGCACAGCGCCCGAAATGTTGTTGTTTTCGATGCGAAGGTACGCGCCAGTGTCGTTGCAGAACAGCGTGGATTCGCCGTTGTTGACGCAGTTGTTGTTGCTGAACGAACCACGCGTCGGCATGAAGTACGCCGCCGACCAGTTGTTGGCGTAGAAGTAGTTGTTTTCTACGCGGACATCAAACGGTGTCCCTTGCACCGATGTGGCAATCCACAACGCTGGCGCACTGATGGTGGACGGGCGCGGGCGACCGTTGTTGGTGAAGTAACATTCCGTCACCGTCATGTTACGGTTTGCCGTCATTGCAAGCGCAATGTTGGTGTGGTTCTGGAAGCTGCAGTTGGAGAAAATGACGTTCTGCACCTTCAATATCGCAACCAATTCCGCTGTACGGGTTGCGTTGTTGTTGCCATCGAACGTCAGCCCGTAAAACTCAAGATCGGTGTCGTAATAGACGTTTGCGGTTCCGGTGATGATGTCGTTGCGGATGCCCGTCACACTCGCGCCAAAACCCGCCGTCAGTTTGATGATAGATTTGCCGATGCCGTCGCCGACTAACGTCGTCTTGGTTTTCACAACCAATGTGGTCGATATGCGGTAGGTGCCAGCAGGGAAGTACACGCCGCGCCCGGTGGCCGCGTTCAATGCGTTCTGAATGGCCGTTGTGTCGTCGGTCGTGCCGTCACCTGTCGCACCAAAGTCTTTGACCGACAGCGTTTGCCGCAGGCGAGCCTGGACGGTGGTGGCCGTCGCGCCGGTGCCCGACTGGATGAACCCGACCAGACTAGAGCCGCCAGAGCCGGCCAGCGTGGTCAGCGCGGAGACGCCGTCGATGTTGTCCACGGTCCAGATCAACACGCCGGTGCTGGTGTACAGCGCCAGTTTGTACGACGCGGAGCCCAGCCACACGTTTGCTTCGCCACGCGAATCCAAGACGACAGGGTTGGCGTTGGTGGTGGCGCCCGTGGAATCCGTGTACGTGGCCAGCGGCGTGGTCGTGCCGGCAGCGTACGAGTACAACAACCCGCCAGCAAGAGGGTTGCCGTTGCTGTCGAAGAACTGCAGCTTCGGCGCGGGGGACAAGGTCGTGGGCATAGATTACCTCGGAACAAGGGTCATGGTTGGCGCAGACACGTACGTCGCTCGCAAGCGATCATACGGTGAAAGGGAGAACATCCCGTAGAAACTACCCGTGCTGTAAAACGTGGCCCCGTTTCTAGAAAACTCTAACAGCGAGATTCCACCTCCGCTAACGATCACGTCAACATCACCACCAGTCTGATTGATGTAGGTGAAGGGAGACGCCGTTACAGTGATAGCTGTTGGCAGCGTCCCGTAGTTTTGAGGCGTGGTTGGAATTACTGGCGGCTGAGTGCCGATCTCAAGATCGGATCGCAACTGCTGTAAGGAAGCCTCGAAGTTGGATGTAGGCGGCTCAGTTTCCAGTTCGTTTTGCAACGTGGCGATAGCCGACCCGTAGTCGATTGCCAAAGGCGCCGTCTCGACTTCGGTCTGCACGCTCGCCAAAACAGAACCATAGTCGACTGCGTACGGCGCCGTCTCCAGTTGATTCTGCAGCGCCGCAACCGTCGATCCGTAATCCGTAACAGGCGGTGCTTTTTCTAGGTCTTCGATTGTCCCAGCGTTGGCGTTGTCACTGGTTAGCGTGAAGAGATTCAGAAAGAACCGATACCACTCCCGCGAAATCATCCCCGTGCGCGGATCGACCAACGGCACGCGCGGGGGCGTGATCGTCGTTATGTTGGGCGGACTGCTCATGCCGCCGTGCCACTGATGTTCAACTCAGCGCCCGTGATGGCAATCTTCACCGGGTCAGTGCCACTGATCTCGTACACGCGGTCGCGCAACTTCATGGTCATGCCCAGACGACGCCAGAAGACGCGGCGCCCGTGCTGACCAATCCGGCCCATCTCAGACCAATGCTCGTTCGACCAGGTGTGCCCACCGTCGTCCGACCAACGCAGCATGACTTTGGGGTTGACGCCTTGGGTGAAAACAGGCTCTTCGTAGACCTCGTAAAGCTGCGCGGTAAAGTTCAACGACAGCGTTTCGTCTACAGCCGGAACCGGATCGAGGGGGTCCAAACCGTTAAGCCCGACTCCCGATTCACAGTCAAGCTGCAGCGTGTGGTGCGCGGTGCGCTTCAGATTGTTCTGACCCGTAGGCAGCGCTCGCCACGACCGCAGCCATCGTTGAACGTCACCGTTGTCGGCGTAGACGTCTAGGTCGAATGCGTAGATGTTGCCGTTCTCGTAGTCGCCAATGACGATCTCGTCGTTAAACGCCATTTGGCAGTTGCCACGGTGGCGCGTAAATGCGGTGCCGTTCCAACCGGCGCGTTCATGCCATGCCTGCGTGGCTACGTCGTACACCCAAGTCGTATTCGCGTCGGGAAACACCAGCACGTAAAAGCTGTGACCGTCTTGCTGGTAGGTATACCCGATGGCGTCCGTCAGATTGCCGTACTGCTGAATCTGCCATTCCACCGCGTGCGTGCTGACGCGCTGTCCGGTGTAGCCGTTGGCGCGGTAGACAATACCTCGCCCACGCGCATCGGATCCTAACCAGAAGATGCCGTTGTCGAGCTTGGCGACCGAGTAAGGCGCCGAGCAGCCGATTTCGTTGAACGCGCCTTGAATGCGCGTCAGCGGAAAGTCAGCCGCGCCGCTGTCGTACCACACCTCGACGCTGTTGTTGCCAAATAGCCACGCTTCTCGGTGGTCAACCAATATTGCCACTAGGCCGTCTGGAGAGCCTTCAGCGCTTGCAAAATCCAAAGGGTCGATTGATGTGCCGTCTAGCAGGCTTGTTATCCAGATGCGCTGGCTGCCAGGTTCGTTGAAAACAAAGTACCCGTCAAGGTAGTTGACCGTCACCGCGCCAGGAAAGTCGGGGTCTGTGATCTCGGCAAAATCGCCTGTGGCGTTGTTGTAAATGAAGCTGGGGCCGCCACAGGCAATGAACAACTGCGTGCCGTTGTCCGACATGGACACCGGCCCCGAGCCGGTGACAATGCCTACCGCGGTGGCAACCCAACTGGTGTTGATTTTGTACAACGTGTTGCCGGAAACGACAAACGCCGCAGTAGCGTCAGACTGAAACGCCCAGAGCCCACGAATAGGCCCGCCGCCTAGAGAAGCAAGAAGCCGCAAGCCTGGCGCTCGGCTAAGAAACGCCGGCTCCTTGCCTGCTTCCGGTACGATTTCGGGAAACAAGTTGACCATGCGGTTGTCCGCAGCATTGACGCTGCGAGCAACGTAGCTGGAGCCGAGGATCGGCGTTTTCACGGCTTAGTAGTTCCCTGCGTACACGTTGAACCGCTGGCGAGTGGCCACCAGCGCGTACGGCAGGCTCATGATGTCATCCGGGTTGTTGATGCGCTTCAGATTGCGCTTGGACGTCATCGCAATGCGCTGCACTTGTTGCGACGGCTCGACACCAAACTCAGGCGCGATTTCCATCGCCAAGTTGTACGTGAACGCCCGCAAGTAGCCTGGCGGGAACGCCAGCGTGGTGGCCAGCGTGGCCGGCTGCGTAAGTTCTTCCACCGAGATGAAGTGCCACTCCAGCAGCCGCGTGGGCACCGGGTAGATGTACATCTCAATGTTGGGATAGGTCATGTTGACCCACAGCACCTGCGGGTACGTTGACGTGACCGTCTTGACAGCAATACCGTCGTACTGCTGCTGGTTGATGATCTTGATGCCGAAGCTGACGTTGGTGCTGGGGTCGCGGAAATACGTCGCGTCATCCAGCAGAATGGGGCGGTTGCCCACAAAGTCGCCCGTAGGCCCCAACGTGCGGCTGATCGTGCTGGTAGGCCAAGTGAACACTTGGTCTTGGGTCGAAAAGACAGACAACCGCTCAGTGTTCCAACTGTCGATCATCTGGTTCAAAGCCATCAGCGAATCTTGCGAGACGGCTGCAGAAGACGTTTCGCCTTCCGCCAACACGCCCAGCAGACGCAGGGCGCGATTGATCTGATCACCCGCTGTGGTGGACATGGACAACCTCCCTACGGCGGCGAGGGCGCGCGGTCAAAGCATTGACAGCAAGCGCCGGTTCGACATCATCGTCTTGCCTCGGAGTATACCGCGCCCATCCGTTGCGTTCGTCGGCTTCGGCCTCCATTTCCAGCGTCGCCACTTTGGCGCCGTGAAAAGGATGTCTCAAGTAGATGATGGGCATAGGGAAAACGGGGGCCGAAGCCCCCGTTGATTACAGGCAGTGGATGATTGCAAAGTTTAGAACAATCGCTTCTGACAAATTGCCAGCGCTGATGTTTCGCACCGTGATGGTGCAAGAACCTGTACTCTTGCTGGAAATCCAGCAATTGTACGCACCAGCCGTAGCACCGGATGCGACGTTAATGATTGTCACATCATTAACACCAATAAGGCTGTTGTTCAGCGTAAACGTCACGTTGGTTGCAGCGTTCAATGTTGCGTTGTTCAGTGTAATCTGCCCCGCAGATTTGTTGAGCGTGACCGCGGTGCTTTTGCTGGTGGCCTGCGTCACAACGCCTTGCGCTGCAGCAGCGTAACCAAGTTCTTCGGTCGCGTAGCAGGTGGTGAATTCGGGGTCGCTGTACGCGACACCAGTAGCCTTGGTGTTAGGCATGATGGTTCCTTTCGAGAACGGGGGCCGAAGCCCCCTTGTTCATTAGGCCACGCGGTACAGCGTCCAAGCACCCGCGGCGCTCTTGCGAGCAACCATGCTTGCGCCGGTCGTGACGGGGATCGTCATGGTCAGCGAACCAGAGACAGTCCAGCCGGTGCCCGCAGCGATGATTGCGGTGCCAGAAGACGTGCCGAGGTTGACCACGCGGAACGTAAACGTGGTGCCGATCCGGTCAGAATTGATCAGCACGTTTTCCAGATCCGCCACGGTGGGCAGCGTGTAGGTCTGGGCAGCAGCGGTGACACCGTTGTTGGCCAAGATCAGACCGTTCAGCACTTGCGCCGGGGTCAGGGTTGCAGTAGCAGTGACCGATACCGGATCAGCAGTCAGGTCGATGATGGGATCGTTAACGTTACCGTCACCGACTTGGTAACCGCCAGCGCCATTAGGGAGAGCCATGATTGAGTTTCCTTTCAGTGTTCAGTTGTAAGACTGGGGGCCGTAGCCCCCATTCTCATCAGCCCCAGAGACGGCAGGCCATCTGCGGACGAATGGTGCTGTAGCCGTACAGCACGTCGATCCGGCAGGGCATGCGGTCGTTGTTGATGTCGTACTGACGCACGACGCGCAGGCTGATGCCATTGTGAACGGCACGGCTGGCCATGTCCACGCCTTGGGGCAGGAGCAGGTCAGCGGTGGCGAACGTGATGGCGTCCTTGTGGTAGACCAGGTTTTGCGGGTATGCCGTAGATGCGGCGCCCACAAACACCACAGCCTTGCTGTTGCCCGGCAGCGCGTTGACCGTAGCCAGTGCGCTGTTGGCCGAGTACATCGGGGCCACGGTGATGTTGCCAGCGCCAGCGCCGCTCAGGGTGACGTCAGCCAGAGCCACGAACTGGAACAGCGAGCCGGTGGACTCACGGGTCTGCGGGTTCACAGCGAAGCAGTCAGCCACGGTGAACACGTCGCCGGCCTTGACCACAGCAGACGCGCCAGCGCCGGTGATTGCGATGGTGGTTGCGCCTTCAGCCGTGACCGCCGCGGAGGTCGTGCCACCGGTAGCGGTACGCGAGCCGGTAGTGAACTGCTTGATCGACTGAGACATGTTGACTTCTTCGAAGCCCAGCACGCCCGTGCCCATCATGCCGTTGCGGAACTGCTTGCTGATGGTGTCCGTCGGATTGAACAGACCCTTCATGCCTTCCACCAGACCGGCGTTGGCAGCCGGGTTCACGGTGGCGTAGCGCGGCGACATCACAGCGGCGTTTTCGTTGAGCTTCTGCTGAGCTTGCAGCAGAACCAGCGAGGTGGCCGGCGTGGTGCCGGGCGTGCCGACGGAGTTGCCGATGGTGCGGAAAGCGTTGGCGACGTCGGCGTCGATGCTGGCGGCCAACTGGCTGATACGAGGCTTCAGCACACGATCAGCGAAGTCGTCCAACTGCATCGTCAGTTCGGCGGACGTGAAGTTCACGCCGATGTGCTTCTGCGAGGCGACGGTCAGGGTCGTGAACTGCTCGTTGTCGTCCTGCACTTGCAGAGCGGCACCGTCAGTCACCAGAGCGCGGTCCGGCAGGCGGATGCGCAGCGTAGAGCCGATTTTGGCCCCTTCGACAGCAAAGCTGTCGTCGTACTGGCGGTTGACATTGCGCGTCAGCACCAGGTTGTTTTCCAGGATCTCCAGGGCTTTCCTGGTGATCATGTCAATGGTCAGAATACTGTTGGCCACGATTGAGTCCTTTCAAATCTTAGCGAGAAGCCTGAGCCTGCAACTTACGCATCTGCCGGGCACGTTCAGCTTCAATCCACTCCGACGTACTCATGTTCTTGATGGAACGCGGGTCAGTCGTGTCAAATGACGGGTTGTTGTTGCTGCCACGGGCCGTTACAGGCGTGATTGGTGCTGGCGCAGATGTGGTTCGTTTGACGGGCGGATTGTCGGTCAGTCTGACCTCGATCTTCCCAATTTCTTTTGCCTGCATGAACGGCGACAAGCGCGAGATACGGTCCGCTTCTTTGGGGTTAGCACCGAGGTAGTAGGCTACATCAGGGCCAACATCAGAAGCGCGAATCGTCTCAGCCATCACGTCAGTGATTCGGACGCTCGGGTTGTAAGCGACTTGTTCAAAGTCGTCGTATTTGTTCCGGGCCTCTTCTTCTCTGTCGTGGTAGGCGTCAGCAATCGCTGCCTGTGCCTTTTGCTGCTCTCGCAAGGCAATCAGTTCTTCGGCCTTCTTGACAGCCAGCGCTTCCGCGTAGGCTTCAGGGGACTCAAACTGATCAACTGGCGGAACATCTTTTGGCGCAGACTGCCGGGTTTGCGTTTCTGCCAACCTAGCCGCTTGCTCTCGTTCCCACTTTCGCTGCTCTCTTGCGAGGCGCTTGCTGATCATTGCATCGATCTCAGCCTGAGAAAACTTCTTTTCCTCTTGCTGCTCGTTGCTTTGTTCAGCGACTTCCGGCGTCTGTGCATTTTCCGGGGTGGCCGTCACCTCGGCTGCTGGCGCGGAGTCAACTTCCGCTAAGGCTTCTTGGACTTGTTCAGTCATGGATGCTCAAATTGAGCCCTGGTAAACCTTACCAGTACGGTTGCGGTGCATATTACACCAGAATCAGGCCCACACGCGAAGGGGAACTGTGGGGGAAGGAGATACCACATGCGTGTCCAGCTCAGGCGCTGCGCCGATGTTGCGCACGTTGGCATAGTAGCCCGGGTACGGCACGGGGACGTATTTCTTGGGCAACGGATCAGGCGCAGGCTCGTAGATCGTGCCGATCATGTCCACCGCAGTGAACTTGGGCGTCAGCGTCACGTTGCCTTCGTCGTCCGTGGCTGAGTCGTACAGAGCGGTGATGGCTTCCGCCTCATCAGCGAAAACAAGCATGTAGTCATTGAACATGGCGGCTCCTATCAGGCGGTGATGGCTTGGAGTTCAGCGTTGCTGAGTCGGCGCGGGTAGTAGGTGATGCGGCGGATGGATCCATTAAAAAGCGGTGCGCCTGCACTTCCACCAATACGCAGTGCAGTAACTGATGGGAGAGTTCCAACAGTGTCAGTTAACGCTGCGCCTCCATTCACGCTGAATGCAAAATCATTGACTTTGTACGCTGCCGCGGCTTTGGTAGTGGTATTTGCAACAAATGTTCCGTTAACAGTTAATCCTACCTGTGTAACGCCACCTGTGATTACTTCGTATCGAGTTGAAGAACTGCTAAGTGTCCCCCAAATCAGGTGACGGTTTAAACTTGTTCCGTCATCGAGCGTTGCTATTCTTGTGTCGGGTAAAACACCATAAGGGGTTGCCTCTACATACAACGTCCCCTCAGTCGCGTTGTACCAAGGGCTCAGCGTATTCACTGAAGCCACATCAGCACTGCGCGTCACCTGACTCGCTACCGTGGGGATGTAGGAGGTGGCGAAGGCTCCGGCTTCTAGTTGAGCGCCCCAGATAAAAGCCGATTCACCGGCTGTTTCTGCGTTACCAATAAAGCATGGGTATATGCGGACGGAGTTTCCTACTGTGACCCCGCTAGAAATTGGCACAGAAAGCCTCCACCAACCATTGCCGACGTTCGTCGTTGTTGCCCCGCTTCCAAGGCTGTGTGTAACAACTCCAGTTGAATAGTTAACCGTTAAAATTGACAGATTTGTTACTGTTGTGTTGTTGTAAACCGCAAACGTATTCGCGTCTGTAGGACCCGTGTTTTGTTTTACGTAGATGGTGTAAACAAGCGTTGTGCTAGTTGCAATCGCGTCCTGATAGGAAATCGCTGATGCTGTAGTTGTTGCGGCAAACGTAGTTGCGGATGTAGTTCCATCAGGAGCCGTGGTTGAATTTGGCGTGACCGTTATATTGGCCTTCGTCCACACTGCGTTTCCAAAGTCGCTGCTATAAAGAAGCAAATTCGTCCGCTGCTCCTCAATCAGCAGCCCCTTGGCTGCGAGAGTTACAGGGTCGTAGTCAAACCGAGGCGTGTTGGTCGTGGCGCTCTGAATGAGGCCGTTGCTGCCCGTGAACGTGGCGCTGGACGCACGGGTGAAGGTGATGATGTCGCCGAAGGCTTTGGATACGAGTGCCATGTGTTACTCCCAAACAGCGTACTGAACCGCAGTTTGATAGGTTTCAGTCGTGAAGCCAAGGCTTAACGAGTAATCATCGACCGTAGCGGTCGCAAGCAGGTTTGTCGGGACACCCGCAAACACCAGGTCAAGAGTCGGGCCAAGCTGCGCAAACGGATCGTTTGCCGGCACCACCGCAGAGATGCCGCCATCGCCATACACCCCACCGTTGGCCGTCCAATCCTGACGGACTCGGTTGACGTATACCGGTGAGTTGCGGACGGTGATCATGCGTAGTAGCTCACATTCAGCCTGGCGCTGGCGGCCTGTTCAATGAACCGAATGCGCTTCAAGTCGCCATCGTAGCTCAACACCGTGGCAATCGATACGGGCATGCCAACCGCACTGGTCGGGTTGACACCATCGTCACGCCACCGCACAGCCTGCGATTCCGGCGTGATGACGGCCAAGGTAGCCCCATCGGGCACTGTCAACGCGGCTGCGGCAGACAGCGAAGTGATCTGCTGGTAGCCCAAGCAAACGGTTGTAGATTTCAGTCCCATGAGTCAACCTCAAAAGTTTGGTTTGGTCAAGACGCCCGCAAAGACTTGACTTGTGCCACAAAACGTGCCCACAGTCCAGCGATTTTGCGGGTGATCCGCTTGTGCAACGGCCACGACAATTCGTCTGGCACATCGTTGTAGACGTACATGGCGTCAGGCGTAGTAGGAGATGTTCAGCTTGGCGCCAGCGCTTTGCTGAATGAAGCGAATTCTGGAAATGTCGCCGTCGTACTGCAGGGTTACTCCCGCTGCCAAAGGCATGCCGATCGACGCTGTAGGCGCGTTGCCATCATCGCGCCACCGCACGGCAGCACCCTCACAACTGATCAGCGCAAACGATGGCCGGCAAGACAACCCGTTGGCGTCCGTAGTCGGAGCGTTAAGCCCGGTTGACGCGGATAGAGTCGCAATCTGCTCGTAGCCGATGCAAGATGTGATGGCTTTAAGGTTGATGGCCACTCAGAATCCCCCGCGTTCAGTGAGCGAGCGCAATTCTACATACGGTTGCAGCGCAGGTTCCGGAGGCGTAGGCCCGCCATCAACCGGAGGGAAGAAGTACCCCGAGAAGAACGCTGCAGCGAAGTACGTCTTAGGAAACATCGTAGGTCACGCCCGTGCGATTGCCGTTGGCGTCTACTGTGGCCGTGATCCGTACTGTAGTGCCATTCACACTCTTGATCAAAATCGGCCCGCCAGGCGAGCCTGCCAGTTCGCCCGCGGCAGAGGCAGAAATTAGCTTCAGCAAGTCGTTGGCGGCGTATGTTCCGTCGATGACTTGCGCCCAGACCGCAGCAGCCAAGTTCTGCGGACTGAGTTCTGTGAATGGTGTGATGTCGCCCGACAGGTTGCCTGTGGCGCGTGGTGTGGCGCTGGCCGATAACTGCACCAGCGTGGCGCCGACAGCGTCAACGATGGCCCCGAGGGTGGCGTTGTTGACCGTGAACGTGACGGCCGTGCTGCCCGAGGCCGACAGGGCACCAGCCAAGTTGGCCGCAAGGTTGAACGTGATGGACGTGGAGCCGACCGCCGAGACGATGAGCTGACCAGCGGCGGGATTGACGGTCACCGTGACCGTGGTGTCGCCACTGATGTTGCGCCCCGCGGCAAGGTTTAGCGTGCCGGGCGTGAGCGTCACCACCAGATTGGTGAACGACGACATCGCCCCCGGCTTGTACGGTAGCACCCACGACGATGGGGCGAGGTGCCCGCTGGGGATGCCCGCCAGCTTGGACGGGATGCCCTCGCCCACGGACTGGTTCATCCGGTCGCCACGGCCCCACAGGGGGCGCAGCGTGCCGGGGTCGCCACCGATCAGGCGCAGTGGCAACTGCGCCAGGATCGTGGTGTTTTGCTTGAGTGCCATCAGCCCCAGCCGAACTCAGCCGCGCCGTAGAAATTGGTGCTGGCCGCAGTGGCCGCGCCCGCAAAGTAAAGCCATGTCAGACAGGCGCCGTCCATCACGCGAGGCAGGCTTGGCAACTGGTTGAGCAGATCGCGCTCGGCAGCGACGGACACCGTGGTCAGAGGCAGCGTCAGCAGGGGTTTCGCAAGGCACAGCGCCCCGGTGCCCGTGTTGGCCGCGCTGAAGGTGACAGACGCCACGTTGGACACGCCCGTGTCGCCGTTTGCCAGCGGCAAGAACGGCCCGTAGTTGTTCGCCGCCGTTCCCGAGTGGCTGATGTGCGGCGTGATGGCCGAGGCGGTCATGGCCACGGTGACCGGCAGCGTGCGGCCCGAGGTGGGCGTGGTGTTGGAGTAGCTGACCGCGATGTTCTGCGCCGTCGCGCCTGCAGTGGCGGTCTGCACCCAGAACAGTCGGCACCCGGC